GAATGGGTATTTCTTTGATGGACGGCTGATAGGAGCCCGACCCTGTGGGGGGGCTGGGTGCTGCTCAACAACCTCGCGAGCATCAATCATCTGAGGCTGCTGGGGCATCTGGGGCTGCATCATCCCCATAGGGGTGTCCATGACCTCGTCGATCGGAGTAGACATATTCATTTCTACTTCAGAGAGAGTATTTTTTTCTGGATTGGGTGGCGAAGGAAAAGATGGAATCTGCCCATTTGGTGGGGGTGGAATTGTAATATGATCACGTATATCAACCATTTCGACCATTTACTAGTCTGCCTGATTTTAAAAACAAAAAGAGGCCGCGGACCACACAATCGGGAGCTTCGCCCCCGCTTGCTGAACTCACGATTTCTTAACAACCACCTTTGCGTTGTTTGCGGGCTTGACACCTGTCTGAAAGTTGGGTGCGGTGGTATTTGGGTTATAGTGAGACTTGTGGTAGTTCCACATAGCCTGTGAGCCGACCCGAAAGTTTTTACGTAGAGGAGCCTTGTAATAGAATATACAATCTTCAATCTTGTTCGAAGTCGCTGTAGTGTGTACGACTAGGCACTCGTAGTTTTCCGTGCACGCATCCATCACCTGATTAAACATCCCGACGGTTGGAAACATCCCGCAAAAAGATTCAAAGAGACTCTGTCGGCTTCGTTTGATATTATCTCGTAGGATGAAGACGTAGTCTGCATTCTGGCGGATAGCCGGGGGCAAGTCGAGCGCGTACTGGGTCGTTAGCATAAGGAAAATACCCCAGTGTCGTCCGTTGAGAAAAATCTCTCGAATGAGAGGATCCCGAAGAAAGCCCTTGTCATACATCAAGTCATCCATGAGCAAAAAGACGGGTGACTTTTTACCGGTCGCTATGAGTTTCTTTTGGCGTTCGACGAGTTTAAGGATGGCGTCACGGTTGTAACCTCCGTAAATGAAAATGTCGGGCACAAAGTTTTTGTAGTGATGATTGCCATCCTCCGTTCCTGACATGACAATACCGGCTGGCAAGTGCCTTTTGTAGTACAACATATCAGTCACCAGGGTGGACTTGCCTGTACCTCGCTTTCCCACAAATATGCACACCTTGTCATCTTTTATAGTGGTGGGATCGAACTTTCGAAGCTGAAGGTTAAGCACCCCAGACATTCTACCTACTACTAGTGACGGTTTTTCAATAGCTGTGGGAGCGCGTGCTCAAAAAAATATAGACACATACCAGATGTCTGCGGGCGTAGTACAACTTACGGCCCGGGGAATACAAGATGCATATTTGAACGGTAAACCAGATGTTTCATACTTTGTGGGTGTTTACCGTAGGCACTCACAGTTCGCCTTGCAGACAGTAGAGTATCCCTTTGATTCACAGGTGGGATTTGGAGGCTCAGCAAAGGTTAAGATTCCTTATAAGGGTGATCTTGTCCTTGGAACATCACTCAAAGTGACACTCCCGGCTTTGACGCAGTCATCTGGTTCTGGGTGGACATATCCAACGTATATTAATCCAGCTTTTAGTACAACATTTTCAGATGGATATACTAAAACAATAGATGATGTTAGATCACCTTCGGAATTTCCAAGTATTATTATATATCTTACGCTTATATGTACTTCATTCAGTTCATATGTCTTTTACGCAAGTAATCCATACGTATCCATACAAAGTCCACCAACTCTACAGGTAGGAGATGTGATATCTGGACTTCCATACTCTGCAGAAGTACATAACACTATATCTGCAGTAACTGTAAATGGTCAAATTTACTATAAATTTACTGCCCTTCTAACAGTATTTCAGTCAATCACACCGATAACAACCCCAATTACTATAACGGCAAGTGGAGTAACAATGAATGTTATATCGTCGTCAACACTTAACTGGATCGATGATGATTTAATGTATCAACAATTGGACTTGGGTAATCATATAAACTTTAGAACTTTATATCCAGCTATAAAAACTTATACTACTTTGTACCTGTCGGTCGATGTCCCTCTTCCCTTGAACAATATTCCAATTATTATAAGTACGAGTACCCAAATGTCTGGTTTTACAGATTATAATCTCATTTTCCAATCTTTATATGGTGCATTCTATACAAATCCTATAAGAGTAAACTCGGGCGAACTCTTTCGTACGCCACTCCCGGTTACCATCTCAACTTTTGGAACAGCTACCGCCAATACAAGTTACAACCCCAATTGTATTGATTTTTCCAACTCATATGTAGAGTTTAGTAACATCAAGTTCAATCTAACAAATATAAGTATACAAGGAATAGGAAGTGTAACCACCCAACTTTCATCAGATTTGCTTACTATTCCAACTTCACTTCAAACACTTTATATCGTATTCACAATGGATAAAACTTCGGGGCTTCAAAACTTGGCAAACTTTGATTGGTTACAGGTTCCATATGGGTATCAGTATACGGAGGGAGATTATGTGCCAGGAACTACTGTAACTCTAATGCAAGGCCAGACCATTATTGGAACTGCAGTTGCGTATGTTCACACGGTTGGGGTTGATGACTTTGGTTCAATTCCTTTGCCACAAGGTACGGTTTTTGTAGTTGTTGGTCAAGTATCCTTTGCTCCTTTGACACCTATTTATGGACTTTCAGCGGGAGCTGCCGTGAGCGGCACGGGTCACATGCAATTTATGTATTCATTAACTTGCACGGCTCAACCGGTCCTACCAATAACAAATCCAGCTACGGTTACTCTAAATAACGGGTACGGTTCGGGAACTGTCAACTTTATAGATTATTCACATAATCTTATATATCAGACAAGCTTAGCATTTCGATCTGAACAAGTGTGCACTTTTTGGGGATTTGATCCATCTACATTATCTAGTGGGCAAATAATACCCCCAACAGCAACACAAAGGACAACTCAGTTTAATTCATACCCAGTTTCAACATGGACAATTTTACAAGCTGGTTGGGTTAGTGGCACCGGAATACAAACTGCATCATACGTAAACTGTGTCGGCGCAGCTCTTATCAATACGGCCGAGTTTTTGATCGGCGGACAGTTGATTGAAAGTCTAACCGGTGAATATATCCAAAATGCCATCGACCTCAAAACGCCCCTCCAAAATAAACCCGCACTCACTATTCTCTATGGAAAGGATGATTCAAGTCCAGCATATGCACCCAGAACATATCTCATACCTCTGCCATTCTATTTTTACCGCGAGACTGGACTAGCTGTTCCACTCGTAAGCCTATACAGACAAGATGTTGAGGTTCGTTTCACATTCAACTATGCTGGTATTAATGCAAATTCTGGTAACTCGATCAACATTCAGCCATATGTAAACATACCTGCCGACTCTCTTCAAGTTTCTTTGGTTGTCGATTATGCATTCTTAACCGGCCCCGAACTCGACTATTTCAGAAATAGAAAGCTCGACTACCTGATAACCCAAGTTCAGCTGTATCAGCAGATTTTGCCTGCCGGCTCGATCGGCGGAACCTATACACTCTACTTTGTGAACCCAGTCATAGAACTCCAAGTATTGATTAGGAACAATGCAAACATACCAGACTACTTCGACTATAGCAATAACGGTCTCCAAAACATGGCATTGTATTTCAACGGCGAAACTGCATTCTCAACAGAGGCTGTCAACGATACGTACCTCGGAACAATGGAGATACTCGACAAGCATAGATATGTGGCTTTTGCAAAGGGAACCACATCTTCTAATGTATATGTATATTCATTCTCCACAAATCCAGATACACCGACTGTGCCCTCAGGTCACGTGAATATGAGTCGTATCAAACAGCAAGTCCTTGAGGTTAACTTGACCCCAGACGCCAATGAAAAGCAGGTAAGCATATATGCAATCAACTATAATATGTTACGGGTCCAGTTTGGTCTCGGCGGTCTACTGTTTAATTCTTCTCAGTAACTGATAGTAATGGCCGCTGGTGGTATCCGGTCACTTATAACTGGAAAGTCTGACTTTGAGCTTGTTACAGAGGGGAGTCAGTTTTCATACTTTCTTCAGGAGTTCAAGGCTCGCCCCAAGTTTCAATGTCAGATGTTACCGTTCCCATTTGAGGGAACCTGTCACTATGGAGACACCTATATACAAACCTTGCCAACGGCCGGAGATCTTCTAACTCGAATCTACCTCAAAGTCAACTTGCCAGACATAACACCATCTGTCTATGCAACATCCATCGGCAACTACTTGTTTGAGTATGCCGAACTCATGATTAACAGACAGGTCGTAGAACGATACTACGGTGAGTTTAATCAGTTCGTGCAAGAGATTACAGTTCCACAAATCAAACAACCTCTATTATCTAAACTCTCTGGTAAAGATGTTCCAAATTTGACCGGACCCAATACGTTTTATATTGAGATACCCTTTTCGTTGTGCGAACGGGGTATTCCGATGCTAGCGGTCGCCCCTGGCTCGTTTGAGATTCGAATCAAGTATAGACCATCACGTGAATTCACCTTTCCGTCAGTTGATATAATTGACGTTGTGAATGGTGAGTTTCTGATGGAGTATGTCTATTTGGGGCCTGACGAGGCCAAGTATTTTGAGGACAAAAAGAGAACATATCTTGTCCAACAGACACAGCTTTATCAGGGAACAATCGAGGCTGGACAAACAACTGTGAGTTACCCATTACATTTTATAGGGCCTGTTAAGGAACTTTTCTTTTATATACAAAATCAAACAGTAAATAAGGATGTATTTGATGTTACAATAGAAAGTACGGAACCGACCAATCAATGTTTAGGTGTTTATGGTAATGGTTATTTTTTAGTTTTATCTGATTCCGGTTCTTCATTTTATTCTTCAAATCATGGTATAACTTGGGTTAAAGGTGGTATTATACAATTTGTGCCAAATTTAGCAGCGTATGGAGATGGATACTTTATTTGCGGCAACGAACATTATGTATCTTATTCTTCAAATCATGGTGAAAGTTGGTCTGATCCTATAAGCCTTAATCATAATACTGGTGCTCAAGCAATCCAATATGGAGGAGGTTATTTTGTAATTTTATATTTTGACGGATCTTCATCTTATTCTTCAAATGGTGAAAGTTGGTCCGATGGAGGAAATATTAATGTGAACAACAATGTGTATATTGTATATGGTTCTAAATACTTTATGGCTTATACGGACGAATCTATTCCATATATATCGAGTAACCACGGTATAACATGGGTTCCTTCAACTGAGGATTATATTGATACATATTATGTAGTATATGGTGATGGTTATTTTATAAATATAAACATAGATTTAGTAAGTACACAATACTATTCCGAAGAAACAGGAACGTGGACTCAAGGAGGAAACCTTCCTTCTCAATTTGTAAATATTATATATGGTAATGGATATTTTTTAGCTTTTTCCTTTGGTTATCACACAGTATCACGCTCATCAAATCATGGTATATCATGGGATACACCTGTAAGTACAAATATTAATACTAGTGGATATAACCAAATCATATCTTATGGAGATGGCTACTTTATTTTAGCATGTAATAATGGAACGTATTATTCAACTGATGGTATTGTATGGACGAAAAATACAAATATAGAACATCTGATTAATCTTCAACTAATGCTCGACGGATACGAGGTTATATCACAAGATATAGCCGTACCTTTGTATCTTCGGGGTGTTCAGCCGATGGATTTCCATACAAGATTACCAACAAGTACTCTTTTCTACATATATTCATTCTGCTTGGATCCAGAGAATATAGAACCTACAGGACAGCTCAACTTTGGCCGGATACAACAACAGATCCTAAATATGAATGTTGTAGAGTCAAGTCAGCCTCGGTATGTCAGAGTATACGCCAGATCATACAATATTTTCACCACGGAGAAAGGTATAGGAAAACTTTTGTTCAACTCAAATGGATGATGAAGACGAAGATTTCCAAGGCTATGATCCTATAGAGATTCATCCAATACTCGAAGATGAGGACGAGGAGGAGGAGGAGCTTCCACCTCGTGTCAAGTATTCAACTTTTCAGGAGGAGGATGACTTTGATCCAGAGTAAACTTTTTTATGGTGCTAATATTAAATGTCTTCCGAGCAGTACAATGTCCCAGGATCTGCCGCTTTTCTGAACCTCGCTACCCAGGTTGAGGCCCAGTCCCTCAACGCTGTCGTGGCTGGTTTCTCTTTTGCCGCCGCCGTTGCATGGATGGATGCCGTCCGTTTCCTGATCAGCATGCTGATCCAGGTGAACAAGAACAACCCCAACTACTACATCATCTCGGCCCTCTTCACCACCGCCCTGGCCGTGGTTGTCTACATGGTGATTAAGAATGTTGCACGCAACGTCACCATCTCCCAGCCTTCCCAGGTGTACGCAGTCACCCGCTAAACAACTCAGTCGCGC